GGAAAAGTAAATGCGCTAAATGATGCGTATGCAGTAGTTGCCAAAAATACCTGACGTTCATCACTCCATAGACCCAATGTAGTAGTAATCCTCCCTACGTTATCCGCTTGACCCCATACAGAATTACCAGATGTATTCGTAGAATATAAGATTCGACCCTCGTCTTCGTCTCCAATTCTTATTCTAACGCCCCCAGTTTCTAACGCATAAAATCCATCACTTGTCGACGAAGATGTGTTTGCATTTAATGCTGAATACTTGTTACCACTTATAGTACTACTAGCACTAACTACTATACCTGCTGAAGATGTCTCACCCGCTCTCATTATTAATTTACCATCTACATCTACTACCCTCGTATCTGTCGCTAAAATGTTCTGATCTACTTTACTAAGTGAGCTATCTATACCAACACCTGTCACTAAATCTCCCTCTACCAACATACCGTTAGCGTTAAAAAATGCTGATTTTGTAGCAGTTCCTACTCTATCTGTTACTGTTAGATTTCCGTTAATTTCAGCATCTCCATTAATCTCAGTATCCCCATTTGACTTTATCTTAACCAACTCAGTGTTATTGTACCCAAAAGTTATCATATCATTATAACTTCCAAACGGAGAGCCAAATTGCATATACCCCATTAAACTATTATCTACTTTCCTTTGTATCCTATGTTTTGCAGTTTCCCAATTTGAACCCGATACAACTCTACGTGTCGTAAAGTTTAAAAAATCACTATTTGCAGTTTCAGACTTAATTGAAAACATATCATTCGCATCCCCTACATTAGAGCCTAAATTAGTCTCTTCGTAAACTTGGAGTTTATGGTTAGGGTTAGTAATTCCAATACCCACTTTTCCATCTTGCTTGATTCTCATAGCTTCGTTAGATGCATTTTTAAATAGTATCTGTCCCTCTGTTCCATCCTCGTCATAACTTTCAATAAAAAGTGCTGATCCATTTACTTCAAAATTACTAAATCCCCCACTTAAATCTTCATCTTCAATCCTTATTGTAGGGATTCCTGAAGACTTTAAATGCAGCAATGTACTCGGAGTATTTGTCCCTATACCCACATTCCCATCCATATATACCGCATCCAATGGATCAGTTCCATTTACAAACTTACCAACACCAATGCTATCTGCTATCGCATCACGCAATAACACCCTTGTATATTCGCCAGTTGAATCTGTCAGCAATATACGATGTGCGCCAAGCGAATCTTTAATGATTTGATATGGATCAATCTGAGCGCAACTTTGTGCTGCTATAAATAAGAAAACTAATACTATTATTTTATTCATTCTCTATTGGTTTTATATTTCCGTTTGACAAATCAATATTAATTTTTCCATATTTATCTTGAAGAGATTTTTTATTAACTTCTATTTCTTCATTTAACTTTGCAAAAGAATGATTTAATAAATGTATTTGAGTTTGAAAAAAACCAATATTATGCAATATAGATTTTGCTTCTTGATCTTGCTCTTTTAATAACTCCAATTCTTCTTCTGTGATTTTATTCATATTAAGATTTTAATGTTTCTATTTCTGCCTTTAATTCTTGTATTGCTTTTACTAATATAGGAACAAGTTTACCATAACTCATTTCTAGCTTATCCGGATTTGAATTGTACACAAGTCTTAAAGTATCATCATCTAATTGTTGAACTTCTTGTGCTATAAATCCAAAATCTTTTTTGCCCTTATTATTAGAGTAAAATTCTACTTCTTCATAAACTGGCTCTTCATTATCATTATATACATCATTACCATTTTCGTCTTTAACTTGTTGTCTTTTTATTTCTGAACGATTGTCCCAAATAAATTCTCTCGGTTGTAAACTGTCAATGAAATCTAATCCGTAAGTCAAATCTTTTATTTCTGCCTTATCTCTTTGATCTGATAATGATGTAATAGATGTTACCGCACATCTTAGAGTACTGATACTTGAATTACCTAATGTAAATTCATTTGAAACAGTTGATGAACTTGCCGCTGAATCATTTCCTATTAAAGTATTGTTTGATCCGCTTGTTAAATTATTTGTACCGGTATTTCCGCTATTAGTTCCAATCAAAGTATTTCCGCTGCCGGTTACATTATAACCAGAATAGTAACCTAAAGCTACATTGTCTGTAAAAGTACTTCCACTATATAATGATCGATAACCAATTGCAGTATTTAATGACCCAGTTGTTTGCCACCACAAGGCTTTTCCACCGAATGCCGTATGATTACTATGCTGTGTTGTAAGATAACACGCTTGGTGACCTACTACTGTAGATTCTTGTCCATGATATCCTCCTAGATTATATAATGTTTTTGTTCCAATGGCTATACTGCTCGCCATCCCAAGACTTTGTTGTGCCGCTTGAGATCCAATAATTACAGATTCATAATTTGCACGAGAACTATTTCCAGCTTTCCATCCGATTATAACTGAATAAGATAAAGTTGTTGCACTTTCTCCAGCCTTTATTCCCAAGAATACATTTTTATTGCCACTCGTTAATGAATTACCCGCATCATTACCTATGACTAGATTGTCTGCTGGATTGCCGCTTAATGTAGTTGGTATATTAACAAAGTAAGAAGATGTGCCGTCGATCAATACATCGCTTAATCCATTTAAACTTGTTGCACCGCCACCGCCACCGCCACCGCCGCTACCATTAGCAGCAGCAGTAATTCTACCTTGAGCATCTATTGTAATATCAGCCGATGTATAAGAACCAGCAGTTACGGCAGTATCATCTAAATTAATAGTCAAAGTATCTGTAGCGCTTGCAACCGTAGATATTCCAGTTCCTCCAGCTAAATCAACTGTATTATAATTGCTTATGTTTTGGTTAATACCACTATCTCCAGATAATGTCCAAGTTGGAGATAATGGTATAGGAACGTTGAATGTCTTTCTGTTGACCGCAGTAATGTGTCCAGTAGCATTGGTGTCTATAGTTTCGACTGCTATAAAGCTATAGGCTGGAGCTGATCCAACTGGATTTGGATCTGTTCTAGTTGTACTATCATGATTCAAAGTAACTGTAGGCCCTGTTGAGTTTGATGCAGTCATGTAAGTTCCGCCGGTTACTTCAGTAATGTCATTTACTTCTGCACCAGTTTCAATCCCATCTAGTTTTGTTTTGTCAGACGAACTCATAACACCAGCTAATAAACTTGTTGCCGCCGCTATAGAATCATTTGATCCATCACTAGATTGAACTTCTACAGTTGAAGTAGATTCAGCAATTGTAATATTAGTAGAAACATTTGATACCTTTGCAGTATTCAAATCCACTTCCGCTTGGATTGTAGTATCATCGTATATTGTATCTGTAAATACCGCACCTACTGGAACGGCAGTTTCAACTAACGGATGATCTACATTACTTATTTTCGCAGTATTCAAATTAATCGCAGTCTGTTGTGTATCTTGTATATCTTTTAACACCTTTCCATTATTAGCGGATAAAGAAATAGTATTATCTAAACTATCCAAGCCATCATATACATCTCTTTGTGCAATAGTTGTATCTATATCTAATCCGTTATATGTAGGGAGACCGCCAGCATTCTGACCAAATTTATCAAGTGTCACTTTATTCGTATGAGTATGGCTATCCGTTTGTAAAGATGATATATCAGATGCGTTTGTAGATATTCCGCTTATGTCTTGATCGCCAGTATTAGTTCCGCTAGTGTTAGCTAATCTTGTGCTTGATGTTGAATCAAAAGATACCTTTGCCGTATTAAGATCAACTTCCGCTTGAATAGCCGTATCGTCGTATATTGTGTCTGTGTCTGTAAAGACCGCACCAGATGGAACTGCTGCTTCAACTATCGGATGATCTACATTACTTATTTTCGCAGTATTCAAATTTACTTCCGCTTGAATAGCCGTATCGTCGTATATTGTATCTGTAAATACCGCACCTACTGGAACGGCAGTTTCAACAAGCGGATGATCTACGTTTGAAACTTTCGCATTGTTAGCCGTAATATCATTAGATTGTTGAGTAGTAATTCCGACCTTTGCAGTATTTAAATCAACTTCTGCTTGGATAACAGTATCGTCATAAAGTGACCCATCTACACCATCTTGACCATCTACACCATCTTGACCATCTACACCATCTTGACCATCTACACCATCAGCTCCGACAAGCGAAGCCAGCCATTCAGCTTCTGTCCCAACAAATCCGTTTGAAACTGCTACTTGATACGCACTTGGCCCATTGTTGACTCCAGCCATTGAATCAATTAAAACTTCATATGTTGTACTATTTTCTGTAATCTCTATTTTATAAGCCATTTTTATATATTTATATTTTGTGAAACATCTTTTCTTACCTCAAGGTATCCTTGCAAAATTGTTGCAATATCTCCGTTTGCAAATGTAACTTCTACATCATAATCGTATTTCCCAAAATCAGTAAAAATTAAATCGTCAAGCAAAAAATAGCCAGATGATGGATCGGTTACTGTAACACCATTTCCAATAGTTTTTTCAATCAATATTTCATATTTTTTAAAAGCTATTTTTATTGATGCGCCAGTTAAATCTACGACCGCTACCGGATCGGTTGTCTTTAGAGTAAACCCAGTTGCAAGCAATGTGTCTCCTCGTGTTATTGGTTTAAAGTTAAATTGTCCAGCGCTCATTATTATTTATTTATTATTATTAATTTATATTGTTGCATCTAATTCAACGATTAATCTATCCCATACTTCAAGCCTTACAGAACCAGTAATCGGTCTAAAAAACTTCCAATTTAATGTATCTTCTTCTAACCAAAATTGTCCGGCTTTAGTCACATCTGCTTCTTCTATTTCATATATCCATCTAACGCCGTTAATGTAAATAATAAAACTATCATCTATTGACCTTCTTTTGTATATAGATAAATCTTCTGGGATAGTATATGTTAAAATCTGCGCATAATTCTGATCTGTTATATAGTATGTTCTACTAAATAATAAGTTGCCAGTCATAGCAGTTCCGTTTTGTTCAGATGAATTTTGAAACATTTCGTCTGAAATTCCGCCTAATAAACCAGAACCTAAAAAACCATTTCTAGTTGGAATATAAAAGATATCAACATTGTCAGCGCTATTATCTACAACAGTTTTTCCAACTTCAATCCATTGGCCTTTGTATCTATCTTTACCAGTTATTCTTTCCAATGAAATTGGCATATAGTCTTTTCCGTACCATTCTAAAACTGTATCGTAAGACAATCTATTAACTGTATCATCTACAGAGCCGACTATAATTTCTTTTGAATTGCTATGTGTAGAATAATAAGAATTTAAAAGTTTCCTCATTAATGAAATACCACCACCCCAATCTCTGATATTTCTATCATCCTCGTTTGGTATCATCTTATTTAGCGACTCATTCCACGTATATATTTGGCTAATGTTATCCACTACTTGATCCAATTCCCCTAATATGGTTTTTATATTTTTAACTCTTGTATTGCCTATTACTGCACTACTTCTGTAAGTGAATTTACCATTATGGTCTTCGTTTTGTGTTACTAATTTTACTTGTAAAGAATGTTCTGCAACAATAAAAGGTACAGTAATGTCATTTAATGAACTATCTTCTGCGCGTCTATAGTATATATTATTGTTATCATAGTTGAATTGAACTAATACTAATCTTAATTCAAAGTCACCATCTTCTAATAATGGATCGCAAAAAAATGATTTAGTACTTTCTATATAATCTTCTATATTAGATGATGTTGTTTGTGGTCTATACTTTACTACTTTTGTACTATCTGTAGACCATGTGGCTATCGTATCTCCTAGCTCCATACTTAAATAATAGTTTCCAACCTTTACTTGATATTGAAACTCCCAAAATCCGTTCACATAAAGTTGTATATCGCCGTCTGTATTTGTGATAGAATGGTAAAAATCTATTGACAACCTTATTCTTTCGCCTTCTAAAAAAGTATTAAATTTTCTCCAATCATAATCTGGAGCTATTATTATATCTGACGATAACCCTATGTTATTAGTTTGGGCAGTTAATTCAATTTCGCAGTATTTATACGGAGCTAAATATTTAGTTGATGATGGAGATATTAATCTAATGGCATCACTACCCTCATATCCTAGTTGCTCAGACTTGTCTGTAATTGCTGCGGAAAGATATGTTCCATCTGATTGATAACTTTTATAATTTATTTCTCCATTAGTTGCTTCACTACCCCATGAATGACGAATGTAATATCTTCCGTTTTCATAGAACATTTTACAATGTAAAATACTTAATATAGTTTCCAGAACCTTGTAACAATTAAAGCTATTACTACTTGAAGTAACGCTTACTTCTTCTTCATTTTCTTGTGATAAATTAAGAAAAAGATCAGACTGGCAAGCCATTTGATCCAACAATCCTCTTCTATCTGCATTGGTAAAATCCATCTCGCTTTCTTCCCAATTAGTGTAAACATTAAACAAGGGATAAGTTAATGAATATAGACTAGATACATTTGATTCTTCAAAACACCTTACTATAGTTTCCATAAAAGTAGGATATCCTATTCTGTCTGTTTCGCTTAATATAGTATTATATATTGGTGAGCCAATACTATTGATTGTAACTGTACTCGGTGGAACTATTGTGTCAAATGTAAGACTATCAATTACCCCTATATCAACAATTAGATCATATATATCTTGAAAATTACCAGATGGATATGCTTGTAATGTTAAATCTTTTGTTGTAGCTGCTCCATCTTTATTATAATTAGCCGTTATATCTATATATTGAACTACACCAGTATCATTAGTTACGCCGAATCTTTGGCTGGCTTCAACTGCTGGACTTTCTACTGGATATTTTACTTCTTTTAACCTTGTCAATCCATCTGTAGCAGTTATATTTAAGGCTCTATATGATCCGTTAATGTCTTGAGTAACTTGTTCAATAAGTATATATCCAGTAAAAATTAATTCTTGTCTATGGTATAATTTTACATAAAACCTTTCTTCGTCTCCAGCAATTAAATCTTCTAAAAATGATTGTTCTGCTGCTGAATTAATATACATAGTAAAAGATAAAACAGTCGGAACTATTACCTTATTCATGTCTGAACTGCCTTTCTGAGATATTACCGCTCCATCAGATGATATTTCACTTATCTGTGTAGCAGCGCTTGGATAATCTCTATCATGAATTTCTAATTCATAACCAAAATTAAATGTCGCTGGATCATAAGGAACAGTTACTGCGTCATGAGTATCTTGTCGTAAACTCCCATATTTTATAAATAGTCTTTTTGCCATTTACGTCACTCTTAAATTATCTTTTTCTAATCCAAATCTAATTGTATCCATGTGCAATACACCAACACCAGACCCTCCGCCGCTTTGCCCTAATACCTTTCTGAAAGTTTCAGCCATTATGTTCTGTGGTGTGACTATCTCTGGATTGTTAGATGCGCCAGAATACTCTCCTCCTATAAAAAGTTGCTCACTTGTCAAAACTCCACCGCTCGCAAGTTTAGGGACACTATCTGCGATCTTTGCTTTAGCAATTTTTGCAATAGCTATCAACCCAATACCAGCAGCAATCGCTCCTAATGGACTTCCAAAACTTAATGTTTTTTTCAATTCTAACATTGCAACACCAGCCGCAACAATAGCCTTTCCAACTTTTTCTAATACGCCAGCCAATACTCCAAGCAATCCTTTTCCTAAGTTTTTAATTCCATCTGTAAAACCTTGCGATCCGCTAATGATAGAGCCAAAAGATTCGCCAAGCAAAGTCATAGATTCAACTAATGTACCGCTAATTGCATCGCCTAATTCAACGACCGCTTCTTTTGCTTTTGTAATATTTTCTTGAAGATTTAACGGCGCTTTTATAGTTGGC